TTTGTGGAAGTTAATCCATTATAAATTTCATTAACCGAAAACGATGCGTTTATAAATGAATCAAGTTGTTCACCTGTCGATTTTGCAGTAACTGTTTGATTATTGTTACCAATTACAAAATTTAAAATAGGTGCTGCTTTTTTAACCTTTGAATATGTAATATCTTTTGAAGAACTTAATATAGTTCCACCACCATCTTTATATTTTACTAAAAGGGTTAAAGAACCACTATCTGCTGATAATGCGTTTATTGAATAATTTGTTCCGTTAAATGTATTTGCAGTTAGTCCAGAAGTTGAAGAAATACTTGCACTAAATGAATTAGTTATAAATCCTGATGAATAATTTATTGTTTCATTACCAACTTTTACTGTAATAGAACCACTACTTGCTACCAAATCACCAACTATTGTTCCCGTTGATGTTGCAGGAAATGATGCATTTTCATTAGTAACAGCAACTGAAAACCCATCTAATATTTTTACAGGAGTTATTTTAATAGAATCCGAAAATTGATTTCCAAATTGGTCAGAACCAGAAATACTATAAATTGTTTCATCTGTTAAGAATGGGTACGATGAACCGGCCAAAGTGTAAGTATCAACTCCGTTTGTAGCATTTGTAGAAACATAAGTTAATGATGGTTTTCCACTTCCGGAATTTACAGTTAATGGGGTTGAAGAAGATGCTAAATTTTTACGTTTAGCTTCTATTGTTATAGTTTGTCCACTTGGGTTTAGGGATAAATCAGTTGCTTTATAAATAAATTGATTTGTATTTGCAGTTACAAAAACACCAGGTGCATTCTCACCATCTTCAAAACGATATATTGTTTCAAATTCATTAAAACCTTCGCATGATGCAGTATATGTTATAGAACCAACTAGTATTGATGATACACTACCACTAAAATTAGCAATAGTTAAACTTGCACCACCATCTCCTGCGTTTGTTAAAAGACCAGGATATGTTCCCGCATAACTAGCAGGAACTATATAATTACCAGTTGTATCAAACGCAGCAGATGCATAAGTAACCGAACCTGTTAAGTTGGTTCTACCAATTGAAAATCCAACTTGTTGAAAAGCAGGATTACCAAATGAGCCACTACTAAAACGGAATGCCGTTCTATCTGATTCAAATGTTAATAATTTATTACTAGCAATAAAATTATTTCCACCCGTAAATGTTTGAGAGCCAGTTACTGATACCGGAATAAAGTTATTATTTACATCAAAAAACTCAAATCTAAAGTTGAATGTTTCATTTGATATATTGGTTGGCATTGATACAATAAACGATACCTCGTTTGGTGAGAATACAGTTTCGGATGATGCTCTTAAACTAATATCTTTTAAGAACCAATTACCTTGTGTTTGTTTAAAATATAGTGAAGCAGTTGGTTCTGAATTTGGTAATGAAAATTGAGATATATAATTTGTTAAATTACGAGTTGGAGAAAATCCCACAATAGTATCAATCTCTCTATCTCCATTTTGAGAACCGCTAATATGTATTTCCAAATTACTTTGTGATGACCCATTATAAAAACCATCAAATGCCAATTCATAAACCGTAACATCACTTAAATCTAATTTAGGTAGATATGAAAAATTACCATTACCATTCAGTTTAACCGTAGTTGAATCTACAAATTGGTTAGTATCTAATGTTGCCGTTAAAGAGCCACTATTCCAAAAATTAGAAAGAACTTCTGAATTAAAAAATCCAGTATCAGTTACTACACTACCAGTTGCATTTAATGTTTGTAATAATTCTTTTGCTTCAATTTGAATATCTTGTATCAATTCAAAATCACTAATGGTTGATGTAGATGAACGATATACTTTTACTCTTTTTACATCACCAGCAAATGTTTCTAAACGAGATAATTTTATATTAGCATATGATGCAGTAATTGCAGATGCGATGGGCGATGAACCAGATGGTGTACTATAAATTGGTTTTAAAATTTCTGTAATTGTAGCTTGTGGTCTTCTAAAAAAACGAACACGAGTTGTATTTGCAAGATTTGGATTTATATTTGCAGTACCTACATAACGAACATTGTACTTACCTTTCCATATATCAGGTACTTCCGTTTTACTACCATTATTATCGTAAAACTTTAACTCACCTAAAATTGTAATAGTACAAGGACCAAATGCAGTTGAGTCAATTGCTTGTTCTACACTATCACTTGGATAAACATAAACTGCTATTACTTTTGATATACCTTCATAGTATTCAGGATTACCATCGGAACTTTCAGTATAAACTACTCTACCGGTTGCATCTTTAATCTGAACCAATACTTCCGTATTTTGCTCTAAATAATCAGTACCGGCAATTAGGAATGCATTTTTACCACCCGTAAATGTATCGGGTAGTTCGGTGAGATTAAAATATTGTGATGTTACTCTCCTATCTTCTAGGAATACCGATTTTAATTCTAATTGATTATCAGGAGCAACTTTAACTTCTACTGCCATAAGTGTAGGATATTCTTTTATATAAATATCCTACTTATGTTTTTTCGTTATTTGTGTGAGATTTTTGAGTATCCATTTTCCTTTTTGATTTCTACCAAAGTATCTACCACATCTCTAATCTGGTCTAAATGGGAAATGATGGTTACAAAATCAAATTGTGTTTTAAGATACTGAAACAATAGGAATGTAGATTGTAAGTTTTCACCATCCAATGTTCCAAATCCTTCATCTAATACTAAAAAATTTGGACGAGGTAGATTACATACATTAATAAGTGCAACTCTAATTGCCAATCCACTAATAAACTTTTCCATACCACTACACATTTCCAATCCCCACTCTTGGTCTTCATATACAATGTTAGCAGTTATATTCTTACCATCCATTGTTAGTGTAACACCAAAATCTACAATTTGTGATAAAATATTATTAACCTCACCCTCAATTACAGGTAAAGATTTAGCAATCAAATCATAAGATACACCATCTCTTTTTACTGCATCTAAATAGTATTCATATGTGGAATATCTCTCTTCTAATTCTTTTGCTTCTTCAATCTTTTCGTTTACACTTGAAATCTTTTCTTGTAACCTTGATATTGAGCCGGTTAATGACAACATTTCTTTTTGTACGGAGGAAATATCTTTATCAAAATCATCAATACTACCTTTGATAATATTAATATCTTTTTGAAGAACTTTATTGTTTTGGATTGTTGCTTCATTTTCATGATACCTTTGGATTAAAGTTTGGATGTTTTGTAACTCCAATTCAGCTGCTTGCTTTTTACTTTCGTATGATTTAATATCAACTACTAATTTTTCAGCACTCAATTTACCCTTATCAAACTTTTGCTTAAATGATTTGTAGTCATTATAATTATCAACTACACCGTTTAATTTTTCTAATCTATATAATGTTTTAGAATAATTTTTTTCCAACTCTTCCAATACAATCTTTTGAGAGTCTACTTCTTCTTGTGTTTTCTGTGCATCCTTTACAAATACGTTATTCATACAGAAATTACAATTCGGGTCATACTCATGCTCTGCCAAATGTACTAACTTCTCTTCATTCTTTTCCAATGAAATCTTACACTTTTCAATTGAGTGTAAAGAAGATGTTTGTAAATTAGATAATCGTAGATATTCGGTATGTGCTTGCTCAATATCTAATTCACCAAATGTTGCTAACTCATTTACACTTTGTGAGATTTGAATTAACGCATCTTTGAATTGCTCCAATTGTTCTAACTTTTTAGCTTCATCGTCTTTTAGTTGTTGGATTTTTTCTTCTTGCTCTTTTTTCTTTTTCTCTAACCCATCAATATCAGCAATACTAGCATCTACTGGCACCAATTGTTGTGTAAGTTCTAATAGGGTATTGTTCTGTTCTAACCGGTCTTCTATTAGTTTAGTATGCTTTCCTTCTTCAACTGAATAACTATCGTTTAAAACCACTACTTTTAACTCATCGTTAGCCAATTCAGTAGTAAAATCATTTGATTTAAACTTCTTTAATAATACCTGAACTTCTTTAATATCCTCCAATGCATGTGCGTACAATTTATCGAATACGTTAATACCCATAAATTGTGCTAACAAATCTTTTCTTTCACTTTGTGATTTATCAATAAACAACGCATTGTTACCTTGCAGAGATAATGCAGTTAATACAAAATCTTCATAAGTTCCTAAATATTGTGAGATATTTTTATTTGTATCTCTACGCTCTGTGCCATTTAATAAGATTTGTTGTCCATCGGTTTCTTTCCAAAATTGTACATCTACTTTTACGTTTGTACCTTTTGAGTTTTGTGCCGCGGTTCTTTCTATAAAGAAATCTTCATCATTAATTTGAAAATGTAACTTACATTTAAAATTAGATTTACGATTGTTTAATATAGCCGATGCTCTAAATGCTCTACTACATTTATCAAATGCACAGAATGATACCGCATCAAAGATTGATGATTTACCACTTGCGTTTGGTGCAAATAGACCAATGACACCATTTAACTTTGTGAAATCAATAACATTATCTTCTCCATATGAGAACATATTTGAAAACTCAAACTTAATAGGTTTCCATACAATGTTTTTAGCCAAATCTTCATCTGTAAGTCTTTTGTTTAATTCTGTGTTTAATGATTTAACGTTTGCTAAAGATTGATTATCAATTGAAAAAGAACGAACTAAATAATCTTCAATCAATCCGTTTTGATAATCTACATCGTTAATATCGCCAACGTTAATTTTACCATCTCTAACGCCGTTACGGAGTTTAGATAAACTATCTGTTTTAGTAATCGTAAATTCATCAACATTGTATTTCTTTTTAATTTCAGTAGTAACTCTTTTCATATCACCTACATCTGTATTAGATACATAGACACGAAGACGAGGTTTTTTGGGCATATCCGTTACAATAGGAACTATACCATTATCTACATGTAGAGTATAGTAACCATAATCGTTTGGAATATCAACATATGTAGGTTTTAAAGTTTCAACATCCCAAATAGCATATCCGTGATTTTCCAATGCTTCACCATGTGATTGCTGAATAAGTGAACCTGGATAAACTACAATTGGATTTGATTGCTTAACAGTTTGACGCTTATGAATATCACCTAATAAAGCTGCATCGTATCCATTAAAAATATCTGTGGTAAAATTGCGAGAACTAATAACATACCCAATATCTGTCTGTGATTTATCAATTGGTCCGTGAAAAAGAGCAATCTTAACATCACCCTGAATATCCACTCCTTTCGGCCAATTCTCTTTCTTATCAAAAATACTGAATACACCAAATGTAATATTATGAACTTTAACTACTTCCGTATCACGTAGGTAATATAGATTGGGCAAATTAAGACCATCTACAATTGGAGATAAAGCATCTAGTCTGTGGATATTATTTAAATTACAATCGTGATTACCTGCGATTAAGAATGTAGGACATAACTCCGAGCACTCTCTTAAAAAAGCAGAAATCTCCTTTACTAATTCTGGTGATAATTCTAATTTAGCATGAGCTATATCACCAGCTAAATAAATTATTGCATCGTTTGTACCACGTTGCTTTATATCTGAATATAATTTTTGGAATACTTCCTTATATTCTTCATGTCTCTTCAAATTGCGAATGTGGACATCTGCAATATGATAAATGGTCTTAATTTTCTTAAAACCTAAATCTATATTTCTCATTTAATAAAAGATAGTTTCTGTTTGATTAAACTTTCAAAACTCAAAGTTACGGAATTTTTTTGATATATCAAAATATCTTTGAACTTTAATTCACCTGCATCCTTTTCTTGAAAGTCTATTAACTTTATTGTTGGTATTATGGTATTATATTTTTCGTAAATCTTTAAAGAGTCTTGTTTTGCATCATTATCCAATGCAATAACCATTTCTTTAACTTCACCATCAGCTACTCTTTTTTTAATTTCAGTATCTAACTTTCTAGGTACAAATTTACCAAACAAAGGAATAGCATTTCGTTTTAAAGCAATAGCATCAAAAGCACCTTCACATAGTGTAATTGGTTCGGTCCAATCTATTTGATTTTCAAATGCAATTATATTTTTACTTACTGGTGGATTTTTGTATTTGTATTTACTATTTGCATCAATATGTCTAGCAATAAAGTAATTTAACATACCATCTTTATCATATGATGGAATAATAACTCTATCTTTATATACACCTTCCGATGTAAATCCAATGTTGTATTTAATAATCTCTTTCTTACTTAACCCTCTGTTTTTTAGATATTGAATAGCATGACCTTCAATTGGATTAGTAACATTTGGTGTAAGTTCTAATGCCGATTTGAATCCTGGAGGTAATGATAAGTACACATGGTTTTCTTCATCTTCTTCCTCATACTTTTCCCACATATCCAAAAATTGCTCATTTAGAGTTTTGTTAGAACTCATAGCAGTTTTTAATTTAGTATTAGACTCACCAAAGATTATCTGTAAATCATCCGTATTCATACCAATACGTTTGGCCAGATACGTTATACTACCACCTGAATTACATACCCAACAATGGAACTTATTTGTTCTTGTATTGACTTGTAGTTTTGGTTTGTGGTGATGACAGAATGGACAATGGAAAGCATGCTCATCTTTTTTAAGAGTAGCAGAACTTCCTAAATACTTTTGGAAAAGACTTATTAATTGCATAAGTCAAATATACGAAATTATTTTTGTAATTCCTAATTTATTTACTCATTTATCCAAGAATCTGGAATAAGTTTATCGGCGTATTTAAAACCATTCTTTACACACCAATCGGCGTATGTAGTTTTAGATGCTTTACTGATTTTGTTTTTGGATGATGTGAATACAAAACGAATATCCAAATTAGGATGTTGTTGTTTGATTAACAAATGTTTCTTTCTATCTGACAATACAAATCTACCTTTGGTTTCTACTATGATACCATTGGGTAATCTAAAATCTGGAAGATATTTGTGATTTGTAGCTGGAACTATATATGGAATTATATTATCCTTACTTTCGTATTGAGTAACTATTCCATTAGATGTGAGTTGGTTAGATACTACCTCTTCCAACCCACTTCTAAATCCATTTTTTATTGCTGTACCTTTGTAACTTTTCTTTTTAGCCAAAACTTTATTATACTAATTTAATACTATCTTTGTATTTCTTTTTATTATTAAATGGAGATATACCACTAATACCATCCCATGCATATCCCTTATTTGTAACTAATTCTTCAAATTTAGGAGATACTATTTTACTTGTTGTATCAACCATATTAAAATTTGTAGGCGTATGGTCTTTTGGATTTAATTTTGTTTTAAAACCATCAACCGATTCAACTCCCTTGTATAATTGTTGTAAGAAATCAACACCAGGTGCATTATCTACGCCCTTTGCATCTCTATTATTTCCTGCAAATTTTTCGTTACCATTGTAAGTATCTATTATACTACCTTTCCAATTTGTGTTTGCCATATTTTTCCTTTTATATAATATAAATATATAGTATTATTTTTTAAGTATCTATTCTAACAATAAAGTTTACCGGGAAATCAGGTAATGATTTTATTGGTTTTCCCAATTTAGCCACTGCTACCATATCCATATTATCATCATATAAACCAATTGTTGTTATAAATGGTGCAAGATACGAACCAGTTTGGTCTATTGAAGATGAAATTTCATAATCACCAAAACCACCACTACCAGTTACTGCTAATGATGCAGTTAATACTTGTCCCAAATATCTACTACCAGATGGAAATAAATGTGTGGTTACTATATTTCTATCCGTTTCTGTTCCATCTGGCAATACACTTTTCTTTTTAATGAATTTTTGTCCATCAATATGAATCGATTGTGTGTATATATTTGGATTAGTAGATATAGAACTAAAATCAAAAACCGAAGCAGTTGTAATACTGCCGCCGATTTCTACTATTGCAGTTGGGTTTGTTGATACATTAAACTCATCTTCACCAACTATGATATAATATTCGTTTTCGTATATTGTATTTGTACCTTTATATTCTAATTGAAAATTAGCCATTTCGGTTTCTATACCAACAGATGTTGTTATAACAATTATACCATGTTCATAACTAACATTACCAACTACACTTTTTGCATACTTAAATTGAGTTAAATTTGGTTCAGTTTCAACTTGTCCTATGTTATATGTATTATTAAGATTATCTTCTCCCAAAAATAACCCATCACCCGTTGATAATTTAAATACTATAAATCCACTATCACCTTCATCCGTTTCAACTACTAAAATAGAAGTATCGGCATCAAAGGAAATAATTGTTAAATCAATAATATTACCAACACCATCTACAATTTGAAATTGAGATGTTTGTAAATTTAAATTAAGTACATCAAATGTTTCTTTATTGCTTAATATATTCCCATACCCATCATCCTTAAATAGTCTTGGCGATTCAGTTTCTAAACTATCAACATCGGTTAATATTATTGATTTTGGTTTAATTTCTTCACCATAGTGATTTTGTGGTATTGTAAATACAACACACTTTGATTGTAACGCCTTTTTTCCATAACTTCTAGTATCCGTTACATAATCTGCAATTTCTCTACCATATGTTCTTAATGGATTGTAGATTTGGTCATAATACATTCTGTGTATTTGATGCCACATAGAATGTAAAAATAAATCACCTTCGGATAATGCATCAGCAGTAGCATATTTGTTTTCTGCTAAATATCTATTGTAACCACTACCACTATCTGCGTTAGTTGCAGTATATGATTTGTAGACCTTAAATGGTCTTATACTAATATCACTTTTAGGTATTTTCTTCATCTATAATAAATATAAGAAAAAGAAAAACCCACCTTTTTGGGATGGGTTCAACTTTTATAGTTTGTTTAGATTAGAAATCTAATTTAACCTTTAATACCAATTCTTTTGAGAATGATTTTTCAATTGGTTTAGATGTTTTTGCAATTGCTAACAATTCGTTTGCATCGTTATAAAGACCGATTGAAGTTATATATGCTTTCGGGTCTGTTTTGAAAGTATCTTGGTAGAATGCTCCTTGTGAACCGCTTGTATAAGATGGATTATTTGAGTAGTTAAACTCTCTGTTAAATACTCTTACAAAGTAGTGTGATGTAGAAACATTTTCAGTTCTTCTTGCATCAAAATCTGCACCTCCACTAATTGCGTTAAATATACGTTTATGATTCCATGCATAAACATTATATGAACCAGATGGTGTTAATTCGCTACCAACGGTAGATGCTAATGCAGTTGGGTTAAGAACAATAATACCTTGCTCTGGATAAAACTTGCCAAATCCTTGTCCATTTGAAGCGGTGGTTGTAGTTATTGTTGCTGCGTTATTTGTTCCTAAATTTAAATCTCCTTTAACAATATCAAATTCTCTAACACCATAGTTAGTTTGGAAATCAAATTTTTGTCCACTATTATCAATGAAAGTATGTATTCCGTTTGAACCGGATAGAGTTAATGAAATATTACCTGCATCCATTCTTTCTCTGTATCTTGCACGGGCAACATTTATGATATAAATATCATCACTCTCATAATATGGGTCTGCTGAAGCTGTAATAAATTGAAATTTAGAAACACCACTATTCAATAATATAGAACGATATTGTACATATGTTGCTTTTGTTGGTAAAGTTGAATCTGGATTAGCTGCTAAATCAGGAGCACCAGAGCCGCTAATGTGTCCATATGATACTGCAAACTCAACCTCTGCCGAAGCAGTTGTTGCACTCCCATAAACATTATAGTAATACTCATCTGTTGCTGAACCGCTTTGTCCTGCTACTGCTGGAGTAGAACCTGTGAAAAATGTACTTAATTGCCCAGCCCCACTACTCCACAAACCAGTTGTTACAATTTCATTTCTTGCAGTTACAATATCAGTTGTATTGAATTGTTTGTAGATTGAATTTGTAACAACACCAGTTTCGGTTACTAATTGTTCACCAGTTGTTAAATATCTGTTAATGATACCAGCCAATTGAGTAGTATCTAATGCACCATTAGCTGTTTGCTGTTGTGAGTTTAGATACGATGCTAAATCGTTGATAAGTTGGGTACCTGTATTTTGTCCTAAAGTTGCCATATTGTTTTATTATCCAATTTATTATACAGGTGTTACATAGGTTACTGTAACTGGAATTGTTACTGAACCACCTGTCTCATTTCCAAATATTGTTATTGTTGTAGAAACGTTTGATGTTAATGAACTATTAGGTATGAAAGAGAAAGTTAAACCCTTTGCAACTTCTGCGGTTGTTGTAATATTTGAACCCAAGAAAGTTGTTGAAGTTGTATTTGCACTTGTCAAACCTTCACCAATAAGAGAACCTGCGTTTTTGTTAGCCAATATTGCAGTATAACCAGCATTCTTATTTCCAGATGGAGAAGTTGTTGGTGTTATTGGGAATTGACCCGATGTTGTTTTAGCCGCTATTATAGTAACATTCAATGAAACTTGTGGAATTTTTGTAGTATTCTTTGGTAATGTAACCAATTTATACTTCAATACTTGAGTTTCATCTGGTGATGCTTCTAAAATAGGAGTAGCTTTTATTGATGCATCATAGTAAGCAGAACCCTTTGGGTGTGCTGCATCGTATAAAGCGTAATCAATTTCATCATCACCCAAAGCAAATTGTGTAATGTTTAATGATTGTCCGGATGCTAACTTCTCTCTTCCTTTTTTTGTAAGAATAGCATCAACAGTAATTGTAGTATTATCTAAATATCCCATATTTGTATTTTATATCATTAATAAATATATAATATATAATTTTTTACTTTTTTTTTAACTTTATTAATCAACAACCAATATCGGTTCGTTGTTAGGTCTTCCATTCTCATTAACACGTAGGATAGTAGGATTAGATACGAACTCTTCAACCGCTGCTCTACCATCAATAGTAGTTGCAGTTGTTTGTTTAGCACCTTTGAAGAATGTGTTTTCCAAACCTATGCTTCTATCTTTATTATATATATAGTGAGATTTTAAATATCCACTCGCAGTTGTGATAGAAACTATATTTACATCACTAGCTAATGAAGCAGTTTGGTATCCCTCTTGTAATATTAATTCTTGTGTAAAGACATCTGTTAATATATCTTCATAAATTGAGCCAGAAATTCCACCAACATTCATAGGTATTATCAAATCACTTCTACGAGTAACTACAAATCCTCTTACTTTTCTGGATTTATATGTACCATCATAATCTTCATAATTTAACCTAGCCCAACCATTGTCAAAATAAGTATTATATCCAACATCACTATATAATTCACCTACATTTACAATTGTACTGCCTAATAATTCAAATTCAGCCGTTAAACTTCCTGATATTATTCTAGTATCAATAGATGCGGTTTGATTGGTTTCGTAGTAATTATCAACCAAAACTAAATTATCTATATCTAATGTGTTAATTGTAGTTTCATAACTATCATTTTCAGCTTCTAATACATTTGATGTTGCTAAACTTAAAGATGCTTCGTAATTACCAAACTCACCAACCAATAATGTAGATGCAGTCAACATTAAATTAGCATCGTATATATTCACATCACCACTAATTAGTGTAGTATCTGTAATTACAATAGTAGTATCTGCGTTTGATGATGTATATTCGGTAGTTACCGGCCGTATTCTATGCTTACTTCTTTCTAATAAGTGTGGTGCTATTAATAAACCAGTTGTAGCTTTAACCCTTGCAGGTATCATCTCTTTAAGGTTTAGAAATAACGATTTGTCATAAAGACGAACTAAATTGATAAATTGATAAATATCTCTTTCACCTATTCTTTCAAAATAGTAGTTTCTTAAATCGGCTAAATCTTTGTAAGTGTCCTGATACTGGTCATCGTATGCCCCAATATAATCATCTATACTAACTCCACCAAATGATTTAGCAATATCCAAATCTAAATCTTTATTTGGAGAGAAAAATAATCCTAATCTATTGCTATCACGCTTTGATGTTTCGTATGCTTTTTTAGTTGAACGCGATTTGTATGATAAATCACTTATTAGAGTTTGGTCCTCAAATCTTACTTTGTTAGAACTATATCGAGATGCTCCTGAATTTGGTATTTCCAAACTAACAGTTCTATCTATAATTTCATATTGGTATGGATATGCTGCTATATTATTAAACCCACTTGCACTTACATATGTTTGATATGTATTTTTTGGTGCTACGTTTTTAACAGATGCCGTCAATGCCAAATTCTTTGGCCACTCAAAATCTAAACGAACTTGTAAATCGGTTGTAGATGCTGATATATGATTACCATTTATAGCTTCCGGATGCAAAACGTGTAAGTCAAATGCACTTTCACTCAATGCAGTATTCCACATACGGAACTCATCCATTTCACCTACATAATTACCACCCAATTGTATAGTTGAACCAGTATTCCAAGGAGCACTACCTATTCCAAACGAATAACTTCCGGATTTTATTATCCTATCCTTTTCACCATTTTTATAGTAAAGTGTGAATGTAGAATCAGTACCAATTGCTTCTCTATTTAATAATATACTATGGTAGTTTCCATCGTAGAATTGATATTGATTTGTTACATAGGTTACTGTTAAAGCAGGGGAACCTGATGTAAATGTTAATTCTAAACTACCAGATGTTTGTGAGGAATGATTACCCGGTACTAATGATAGTTTAAATGAACTACCCGAAACTAAAGTCATTCCACTACCAGAATACGCGGGTTTGATTCTTAACTCAATTGCGTTTGAACCACTCCAATTTGTAGTTAAATACGAACCGCTTATGAAATTTAAATTTGCAGTTTGTGTATCGTATATATATTTTGTAGACTCTAATGCATCATCGGTATCCGGTCCACCAAACTCTATAATAGATAAGTTAGAGTTAGCAATTCCATAGCAATTTAATAGAGCTTGAATACCACGCTTTGTACCTTTGTGTTTTAATAAATAAGGTAAGTTATTAGCAATTCTTCTCCAAATTGATTTGGTTCTTTGCTCTGGTGTATTTTCTTCAACTACATTCCCATCTGCATCTTTTCCAAATGCATATTTCCATAGTTGTTGATTTGAGTTTAGATTTTTTGCATCCCAACCAAATGATTTTAGATAATCATATAAGAAATCATCATGAATACCATAATCATTTGTTTCCGTTATGTTCTTTGTTTCGGCCATACCTTTTATGTAAGACCAAATAATATCAAAGTGATGACCAATCATATCTAAAAACAACAAATAACTATCATTATCACCACTATCTATAAGATGTAATGGTATATTGTTTTTTAATAAGTTTCTATTGTTTTTATCATAATTATCAGCAATAGATAACGTAGAGTTAAACCAATTAGTTGTTGTACCAGAACCAGTTGGTGCATACTGAACAATGTAGTTTCCATTTGCATCAAATGAACCAGTTGTAAATTTACCAGCAAATAAACCGACCTTTGGAAAATTTGAAACAGATGATGATACCACATAGTTTTCCCAACCATCAAATGCATTTAATAAATTTACTTTTTTTGTTTCATATGATGTTATTTCATTTATAATACTAACAGAGCCGGTAAATGTTTGTAAATGAAAAATCCTATCATCATAGTATTCTAATAATTCTTTTTTGTATTTAAAGTTGGCTAATCTTTCAACCGCCGAACTATATTTTACAAAATTATTAAAATCACTATAATCTATATTGACCTTATCTACCTCAAATAAATTATCGTATAAGTATTTATCAACAATTTGTTGTGATGATGTAGAACCGGAAAGAATAAGTTGGTCTAACGATTCAAACGATGTTGATTGTTCTTTAACAAAATCTACATCTATATCAAAATTAGGACCTCTTAAATATTTTAAATTTTGCTCACTTTCACTTGTTATTGTAATTGTTCTTACAATTGGCAAGGCCATTATTTTACTAATCCACAAACTATCATTTTTAGTAATAGTTGTCGGTAATGGTTCGTATAATTTTAAAACAATACTTCGTTGTATATCAACAGGTATTTGATTTCCTAATTCATCAATTCTAAAATTAGTAAATGTTGAATTATCTTCATCCCAGTTTGATATTACAATTTGTTTATCTTCTTTATCAAATTCAGCAAGATGATTTAAATACTTTGGAGTATCTTCTAAATTAAAATCAATATTACTAATTATTGAATTATAAAAATCTTGTTTTAATTTATCGGTTGAAATATAAAGAGGAGGCTCCGTTACTGATATTGTAATTTTAGTTTCATCACCACGAATAGCTTCCATTATGGATTGACCATTCACATTACTTTCATCGTATGGAACAAATATCAAATCAATTTTTGATGATGAATTTAAAGCGCCTTTGCTTTTTAAATCATTAAAATTAAAGTTTAATGTATCTGCTTTACCATACTTGCCAATTATATTTTTATCTTCCTCACTGGTGTGATATACAATTACATAATCTGCGGTATCTGAACGATATGTTGTACTAAATGGGTAATCTCCCAACGTATATGTTGGAATTGTTATTGAATCTGGAAAATCTAAATCGTTAATTAATGGTACATCATATCCTTCACTTAAATTTATGGTAGTGTAGCCAGGATTTGGTGCATCTCCAAACACACTATTAGTTGATATAAAAGCAACTTTAAATGAACCAATGTTATTATTAAAATCAGCTTTTAAATCTAATGTAATTACCTTATTTTCGTATATACTACCAGCAGTAGCACCAATTACTCTTTGAGCAAACGGAGTTTTAACAATAACACCTTCTGCATTTCTTATTGCAATTGGTACTTGTATCGTTTGTGTTTTATATTTTGAACGTAAAGTTGTACCTGAAATTTTAAAATTAGGCTGTAATGAATCGACTTGAACACCAGCGATTTTGTTTTCGCTTGGTTTCAAATCAACCATAACATTTATGTTACGGATTAATTTGTTTGATGGTATAATCAATCTACCATCTCTAAATCCATCTGTTGTAAAATTATCATCCCCGGCATAAGCCCATTTTAATCCAACTAAATCATAGTTACCAGTATTTGATACTGAAAATGAAACATCCCGTAATTCTCTATTGTCGGTTGTAATAGTAGCACCATCATCTGTTTTTAATAATAATGGTGATGATAAATCTGCACTATCAACTCTAATGTTAAACGGAGATTGTCTATAATTTGTTACAAATCCAAATTCTTGCTTTACTGTATAGGTTGTTCCACCAGCAATAGTTTTTGATTTGGTTTTAGTAGATGGGGGATTTTGAATTACCTGATATTTATAATTTAATTCAAGAGTTGCTGGTGTTTTTGGAAAAAATATTGGTTCTTTTGGCGTACTACCCTCTACTTCATTTAAAACCAAACCATCACCGCTTTTACCAATTATAAATCTATTTAAAATGGTGTATTTATTTGTATCATAATTTGGAAAAATTATTGTACTATCATTTAATTTATCTAAATTAAATTGAGTAGTACTACCCTCTTCTACGATTTGACCATTTATAGTGTAAGTTGTAGTTCCTTTTGATACTGAATTATTTACTACCTTTACATTGATTGTTTTAACTGGACGGGTGATTGGTACATCTACATTTTTACCAGCGTTGTTATCTAAATAATTTATATTAACAACATCTTTCATTAATTTATCAATAGCGGTTTGCGATGATAAATCTTGCGTAGGATTGGTTGATGATATAACCTCCCTAGAACCATCAGCTCTTGTTAAAGTAATACCACTTTGTATTGGCCCAATAGTATCACTACCCAACATTGTGAGTGGATTTATATTACCAATATTAGCAGCTATACCTGCCGTCAATGCGGCTTGGCCTTCGGCGGTGTTTATACCACCAGGAGCATTAAATCCTTCTACGATTTTTGCCAAATCAGCTATCATCTGTGCGATGCTGGCTTCGTATGTATCGTAGGGTATTCCCAATTTATCCGCTTCCGCCTTTTGCTCTGGTGTTAAAGCCATTTTGTATTATTTCTTTACTATAATTATCACTTTTTAGGATTTTGGGTTTCTATCCTATGAGGTGATTGATGAATCAATAAATAAATCATTACTTCTACCACCATCGCCTGCGCCTCCACCTCCTCCGCCAGACGAAGTAGTGGTTGTTGGAGCTGCTGCTCTTGTAGGTGTGGTTATTACTTCTCCACCACCACAACCAGCTCTTGCATTCTTTGTAACATTACCATTAACAGTTCCAACATTTGCACAAACAATTCTATTTCCTCTGGCTGGAACTACCATAGTCAATAGTGTTGCGTTAGGACCAACATTATATGTTACGGTCTGGTCACTATCCGTTTCATTATCTAACGTATAGTAGAATTGAGATGGTGATATAGAAGTGGATGTACCTTGTGGTATTACTGGTTCTAATGGAATTACTGGAGGGCCGATTGGTGCGCCTGGTGTGAATCCATAATCACTTGTTTCAAATCCTGGATTTATTGCCTCTGGTGGTTTTCTACCAGGTATTACATCTGAAACCAAAACAGTTCCCGCAGGTTCTCGGTATATAGTTGGTGGAACATATGGTTCTCTACGTGGCTCTTTATCTTGTGGTAACTCTTTCTTTTTCTCTTCTTCGTATATAACTCTATCCGCTAATTTAGTTGTTGTTCTATTTGTTTGGTTAGGATTTACGCCGGTGGAATCTTGTATAGATTGTAATTTAGTAACTGAATTATATCCAGTATTTAATAAAGATTGTAATTCTTTCGATGGTCTATATTCACCAATTACTTCTTTAAATAACAAACTATATATTTTTTTAGGAAGTCTTTCAATATTATATTCAACCGAATCGTGTAATCTATTTTCTATAATTAGTCTAAATTCTGCAGTTGATACAAAATCATCTAAATCAATTGTAGCACTTATTTGTTGCCCATAATCAACCGAACCCAATCTAAATTGTTTTCCATTGATTTCATTTATAACCGATTCACGGAAATTTACATAAACTTTATTTTTGAAATTCGTATAACCATCTGGTCCACCGAAAATAAAGTCTTTGTTTATTACTTCAATATATTTTGGTCCAAAAGATGATATAAAATAATCATCTATAAGTGTTGATATGTTTAATTCTATTTTATCTAAAAATGCTTGTATTTCTTTATAAGATTGACGAAGCTCAACTACGTTATCCATAAAAGAATAATATCTATCTTCCAAATCCACATTAATACTGCTATCGGAGCCTAACAATGGTAATACTCTAATTTCAGTTCGTGATGGTGATACTTCATGTATCCAAACTCTTTTCTTTTTATTTTCGTTTCCTACATAGTTTTTAACAAATGCAAAACTTACTCTAAACTCACCATTTCCATATCCTGCGTCAAATACCAATTTCTCAACATCAATTTCAAATATTTTTTCACCAGTTGTTGTATCTAATGACTGTTTTAAATATTTGAATAGTTCATCTTTGTGGATATATCTAACTTTAACACCATTAGTTTGTTCTAATAGATTATTTGAAATATCATATAAACGGAACTCAATAGCATCATTTTTTGATAATCCAAAATCATCTACACTTTTAGCGGATGTTTTAAATATATTTAAATCAGCAGGTTTTATTAGTTGAGCAGTTTGCTCTAACTCCTGATTTATTTTTTCGATATTTTTAAAATCTTTTATTGCCATTATTAGTATGCTAAATTTCTTTTACTCATTGTTTGATTATATACATAATAGCAATATTTCTTACCAACATTATGAATAATTTTTCCTATGAAATTATCATTAGGTAATTCACCCATCTCATATGCCATATGTTCTGTCCAAGGTTTAACTATCGTATAAATCCATTTGGTATATTTAGGTTTTTCTTTCATAAACTTAACCACATCCTTTGCCCACATCATATAACCTAATACTAATTTTGGTTCTTTATCAAACATCATATTACCATATCGTTCATCCGCATTCCAAATGTGCTGTGGTAAATAACCTTGATTATATAGTTCGTTACAAATAATTTTCTTTTTCTTTGTTTTAGATAATTCCGATTGTATTCTTATAGATTGTTCAGCTGCTGCTCTAGCTTGCGCTTGTGAATTTGAAGTCTGTGCTTCTGCTAACGCCCGTTGCGAATCAATTAACGATGATTGAACGGATTCCAATGAAGCACCTGCCGCTTTTACCAAATTATTTAAAGTATCTATTTGTTTTAATAAAGCAGTTTTTTGTGCGGTTAGACCAGATGTTTCGGCTTCCAATCCCGTTCGTTCCGCATTTTCTGAAATTGATTTTTGTATAGCAGTTGATAATCCTGTTCTCAATTCACTAACTATATTATTTTGTGCTGCCAAATTGTTTTCTAAATTTGCATTTGTTATTTTAAGGAAATCGTTTGAAACGTACAATGAACCACTATCCGAAGTTTTTTGATTTAATTTTTCTGTTAAATCTGCTATTTCAGTATTTAAATTTGTAATTTCTCTATTTAATTCCGCATTTAATTCCACCTCCGCATCATATATTGGCTTTGGTACTAAATCTAAATTTGGAGTTGGTAATGGTTTAATTAATTCCGTAACCTTTGTATCAACAGATTTTTCAACCTGAATACTATTTAAGTCATCGGTATATAATTTAGTTGATAGTGTTTCGGATAAGCTATCACTATAATTTATATTTGTTCTATCTATTGCCATTATTTGATTATTTCAAAATCACCCAATTCAAATTCTTCTTCGTTATAATCTTCAACAACTTTCACCATTAGATTATATACTCTACCATAAGCAAAATTAGTAAAGTCTAGACGAATGATATTACTATCTGTTCCTACTAATACTTTTGAATTTACATCGTATGGTACAATTGTTTCTTTTGTAATCGTATCTTTTATAGTATAATAACTTTCTGTTGGTAATTTATATCCAGTTTGATATTCAAATGTTGGATAAACATTTCCAGATGTTATCGGGTTAAATTGTTTAATTGGATATAACTCTCTCGCTAATAATTTTATTTGTACTTTTTGTCCTAACTTGTATTGGTTTTTTAAATTAGATGAATAAACTCTATATTGTCTAGTACCAACAGCTGCTAAACTACCTGTTGATGGTGATGTTTCTTGCCAACTAATTTTTAATTTTGGTTGGTAGATGGTATTTGTTTCTTTTGAGAAAAACTTTATAGAACCATAATCAACTCTATCTTCTTCTGCTTCTGAATTATATTTGATAATTAAGCCATTGTTAGCATAACTACCACTTAACCAAACACGAAGTTGTTGTGTAATATCAAAAGTTACATCACCTAACTCATATGAGTATGTATTACTATCAGCTGATTGTGTGTGCCAAGTACCACCATATCCAGTCCAAGAACCAGTTGTTCCAGCAGTAAAAGATGCGGTAATACCATTTATATCATCATTCCATATAGATGTTGTATCATCACCATTACGATAAATCCAAGTTACACCATTTGTAGATATTTTATCAAAACGAGTACCAGTACCATTTTCCCAACTCTGTGAGATTGGGTATGCTTGTAATGTAATTGTTGCGGGTATTTCATTTGCTTCTGCTAACTTTAATTCTAACGATGCAGTAAAAGAACCGGATGGAATTTCACCACTAGCTACACTACGAGATATGGCAGTTAAATCAAACTTTATTAAAGTTCTAGCAATATCTTTTGTATCACCATAGTATTGTTTAGATACTTCTAATATCTCATCAATACCAGTATTTTGGTATGGTTGTTGTAAGTATATACTTGCATCCGATGATGCTGTGTAAAATATGTTCATTATAGTGCTCTTCCTTTAATATCTGTGTTTGGAAATTTAATTTCAAAGATTGCAGGGTCTAAAGATGGATAAACCATTTTGTTACGAGTTGCCTCTTTAATGTTGTAAGCGTATGTAGAATAATTACTACCTCTTAAATTTACAACTTCCACATTTTGAACGGAAGATACACCATCTATATTTGCTATTTCCAATTCAATCTCACTTAAATTTATAGGTTCGTTCATTTGCCATTTTGTAATATCAAAATAGTTTATTAATGCTTGATTGGCTTTTAATAAAACTTCTCGTTTATTGTAGTTGGAAAATACTGTAATCTCATAGTTTATACCAATATTAATAACAAATCCATCTAACATATTAACCGCATCTGTCAACATTCTATATTCTTCTAAATATGTTTTTAGATTTTGTCTAACTGCATCATTTAGTGTGGTGAGGTTGCCATTAACATCATATCCCAAAAGATACATATTGATAGCAAATGGATTATTAAACTCCGCGTTTATAGATTTTTGTTGTAAAATATATCTTTCAATCTGGTCACCTATTTCCGTATCACTTTTACCTACTGATGATTTTACTAAATTTAAAAATTGTTGCCTAGCAGTATCATCTCTTAAAACCGATTGTACCTTTGTATCATCCAATGCAGTATCTTGTGCTACATAAACTTTTGCAACACCACCGAATTGAGCATCCATAGCAAGTGTTCTAATTTCGTAATCTTTACGAGTTACTGCTCTATTTTGAGAACCATAGTTTGCTATTGCGTTTTCTCTAATTTCTTCAATAGTTTCACCACCAGCTCCACCTACTGCTGGTTCTAAATTAGTAACCGCTACCGATTGTTTTGATTGGTTATATTGTGGTAATGATATTGGTGTATATTGTATCAAATCTTCATCAAATTCAATTAAATTAATTGTTGATAAATCACCACTTTGTACATTTGACGAAATACCACCACCAGATAAATAATTAATTGTTAATGTAGTCTGTGATGGTGCTATACCATATGTTGATGTTTTTAAAAAATGTGTTGGGTCAAATGTTTCACCAAGTTTATCAATTGAATTGTTTAAACCCAAACCAACATTTTTAGTAGATGGTATTAATATCTCATCACTTACATCCCCACTACCACCACCAAAACGTAATTCAATATCACCAGTATCCATTACTTTTGTTGTAAATCTGCGAGGTGTGCGGATTAATTTTAATAAATATGGTACAGATTCTCTATATTGTGATAACGTTGGGTCGTTTGATTCTACATTTGGTATTTTTACATATATCATGTCTTGCGCCAAATAAGGAACTTCGTAGTATTTATTACCATTGCTATCAACCACATTACTTATTCCAATAAAGTTAGTATCACTTATTGATACGATTGGGTTTTTTATAAAACTAAAAAACTCTTGCGTTACAGATTTTGATTCTGCGCTTATTGCTTTTACTTTTTTTGTTATAAGATATAATAGTGGCTTAACACCATCTGTTTGAAATACACTAACCTCTCTATCAGTTGCATCATTAAAATCTACATCATCGGTAGTTGTAAAAATCAAATTAGTATTTAGAGTAGATTTTACTTGCATACCCTGTTTAATCTTCAACGCATAAGTATAATCAGGTTTATTATTAATACCACTTCCTGTACTTGGAACGGTTTGATAAACTGATAAAGTTGTTGTTGCTGGCTTTGATAATTTTGGTTTGTATCCTAAATTTTGTGCTTGAGTTAAAACGTTTTTATAGTTTCCAGCTAAATTAATAAATGATTCTTTTAATTGAGCATCTGTATAATAAGAAAGAACATCACCAACAAATGCAGCTTGTTCCAAAAACATCATACCAGGCGATGCTTCATTAAAATCGTTAAACGTATCAGCATAGTATGTTTTCGTAAATTCAATAAGAGATTGACGGAGTGATGCAAAATCTCTATTAAGATATTTTATATCTTTATTGTTTTTACCCCAATTTTTTTCGGTAGGTAGTAGTGCCATATTATACTGTTATATTTAATGAGTCTCTTGAATTGTTACCAGCAAATGATAAGGTATAATCCAATTGAATATCTATTCTATTATTATCTTTTGATGCATCATTAGATGATATGTTAATACCATTTATTGTTATAAAGGGTAGCCAAGTTGAAATTGAATCTTGTATTTCGGCTTGTATATATGCATAAGCATCTTGTCCATCTTGTTCAAATATAACCTTTCTTAAATCACATCCAAAATCTGGTATTCCCAATCTTTCTCCTCTATTAGTTAAAATCAAATTTTTAAGGTCTGATTTTATTTGTTCTTTTGTGGTATATGTAACAGCAAAGAATCCATTATTTCCAACAGTAAATGGAAGAGATACACCAACACTTTTGTCTTGGGTATCTATAATTAATGGTTTCTGTATAACGTATGCCATTATTTCTTATTAAACTTCTTAACTAATTGTGAGTAATCTCTTGTCATTGCTTTCATCAACACATCAACTCCCTCTGGATTCTTATGTGCCATCATTCTTGCTTGCTCTAATACCGATGGTCCACCTGCGGAAGCACCAAATTGGTCTGCCATATTTGATTCCTCACCAAATGAGTTATCACCATATCCTAACATATCAGGTGTAATTCTTGGAGTATGTGGATTTGCACTTCTTTTATCAAATCTCATTTCTCCCCAACTTCCATCATCCTTTGATACTGCTTGGTAATTTTCTTTTATTTGTGGTTTAGATGGTGTTTCCAATTCTTCGTTTAACACCTCACGTACCGCTTTGCGGATTTCTTCTTTAAGAGTTTTTTTCATATCTTCTCTTAAAACCTTAACTAAACCTTTAATTAATTCTGTTTGATTCATAATAAATTGTAGTTTATCTTATATAAATATATGTTATATGTTTTTTGGTTATTCTATTATAGTGTATCCTTGCCAAGTCAAAATACCTGGTCCAGGAGGAGCGGTGGGTGGATATTGTGATATTGTATTACATATGCCACCAATTGTTGTTAAATGTATTTTTGCAGCTAATACAATAATTTCTAAAAATGTATTTATAGTTGTAGACGGTAAAATTGGTATTGGGGTTTCTATCCAAACGCCAGGATTTATTACAGTATTAGAAACAACTGATAGATTTAGTATAGTACCTGGTGCTGGTATTAGTGGTGGTATTTTTCCCAATTCAACACCAACCCAATACGAAATTATTGCTTTACCATATAATGCAAGCGATTGGTTATAGAAATCTTCACTTTTTGAATTAGTACCTTGCATTAAAGCTAATATTAAAGTAGATTTCATTAATTCAGTATTACCTTTTATTGCTGTGTTTTTTGTAATTATATCAAAGCCACGCTTAACACATTCATCATATTTTTTTACAAAGAAATCGGCATAATCTTCAACGGAATCCCAATTTGGGTTTTCCATTTTGGATGCCAATTCTAATTTAAAAATAGTCCAAGACATTATATAAGATAATTTGTTTTAGAAAGACAATCCTTTAACTGATTACCTATTTCGGTAAATGCCTGTCTATTTATAGGACCAGGGGCAGACGGACCTGATGGAGTTGCTATTTGCATTTGATTTATAGCATCTATAAGTTGTGCAATTAAATTTGTAAATTTATTACCCAATACCATTTGTTGATTTACACTACCACCACCTAACATAATTTTACCATTCTCAACCTCAAACACCATATCATTTCTATTTTTTGCAGTAAAATACATATCACCATTATGTGTAGTAAAATCAATAGAATCAGTATCTATACTAACTACATCATTTGCAAATATAGAAAGTTTCTTTTTAGAAAACAAATATAAATCTTCTGCCTTTGAAGATATTGTTACTCTATCGGAATTTATTACGATTTGGTCTCCCTTCGCTTCACTTGGAAATTTGTGAGATGATTTTGAATAATTTACTACTGGTTTATATTTTGTAACATATTTTCCACTTGTTATATGTAATGATGTTCCATCTTCATTAATATCTTCATCAACTATATCATATATCTTTTTAGACATATTATCAATCGATTCTCCATTACGAATTATAACAGCCGGGTCAAAAATTCCATTTGTTTTATCATCGTGTAAATATCCACTCAAACGAATTGAGTTTCCAAATCTACCTTGTATAACATTATCACCTTCTCTTAAAGATAATTGATGTATTTTTAAATCTCTCTTAAAATAATCGCCCTGAAATCCTTTTCTTATGGTTTTTTTAATTGCACCATTTGATTCATTTGAGTTTGAAATACCCGTAGCTGCAACTTCGTTTACTTGTGATGCTTGTGTTTGAGAACTATCATTTTCATTTGAATTTTTTTTTGTAAGAGATAATAAAGATGGATTTGTGTTAAAATTAACAGAGTTACTATAATTTGTAAGTGTATAATACCATATACCAGATATTTGCTGAACAAATACCATCTCACCAATTACAGGTACCAATAAATTGTTTTTGTTTAATGGTATAGCAACTGGTAAATTGTTTTCATTTAATTCAGCACCCGATGGAAATTTAAATTTAATACCACCATATATGTTTGCATTTTTTGTAACATAATCATCCGATTGGTACTCTTCGTATGCTTTATTTATTGGATTTAGGGTATTATCATCAATATCATCAAACGATGTAATGACACTATGAACAATAGCAGCCTTTTCAGTATGCGTTTTTCCATAAGATGTTACAGATGATGTTGAGGTATGTCCTCTGTGATAATCAAACCCAGCCATTTATTTAATCCCCTGTCTTAATTGTTCTAATTCTTGTTCTATTTCTTCTAACTTATCATCAGTCTTTTGCTCAATCTTTGTTGCAGTATCTTCAATTTCTTCCATTAACTGCTTTCTATCCTCATCACTTAACCAACCATCTTCACCATTACTCTTACCTTCCGCAAGAATCAATCTTTGAGCAATCGTAGCCATTTTAACCAAATGGTCATCGTTACTAATTGACGCATTTATTAACTGCGTAATCATTGGTGTTAGTTGTATAGCATCCTGTGGGTTACGAATTAGTTTTCGTAGTTCCTCAATAAGACCTGAAATGTTTTTCTTTTTACCTTGTTGGTTTTCGTATATATCTTTTAATAGGGAAGAAAAAGATTTTCCCTTAAAGATTTCAAAATCCATATCAATATTACCCATAATAACTCTTTGTTTAGTATAAATATTATACATAGAAAAAAGGTGGTACAAGACCACCTTCTAACTATCTTTTAATTGTTTTTGCCCAAAAGGGGTCATTTACATCATCCATTATATCACCATCATCTAAAAACTGGTCATACAACTTAACTTGTGTTTCTTTCATTTTAGCCACAACCTTCGTAATGTAGTGTGTTTTATGACCTGTCATTTCTCTTACCAAAAGATATAAAGACTTCTTATTGAAACTTTCTATATACTCTGCTCTACGAAATAACTCTAAAATAGAATCTGCAATTTGAATATCTCTTTTCTTTGTAAAAATACGATTTAGATTCTCATCCCAATATTGAAGCATTCTATTGTTAAATATTTTGAACTCTTCATTATGTTGTGTTTCTTTAAAATCATTTTCAGGATTCCAATTCTCTGGCATCTCTGAAATCTTTGATGTACTTTTATATCGTTTGTAGTTTGAGTTGTTATTTAAGATTAAATAGTTTCTAACTGCAATCGTAAAGTATGAGAATGCTTTTCCTTTATCTTGTTGGTATTTGTGTATTTTTTCCAATAAGAAAGAAATAACTTCTTGTTTCGTATCTTCTTTATCATCATCAAAGTAAGTAAATTTCCAAGTATTTAAAACATTTTCCGCTAACTTATAAAAAGAATAGTAGATGTGGTCTCTAAACAATAAGTTTCGTTCTCTTTCGCTTGATGAGTTATTATACGCTATAATAGCAGCTTCGGTTTCTTCCGTAAAGTAACGGGTATCTTTTTTCTTCCTTCCCACTATTCCTCCTCTTTTTTACCAAACTCCGAATTTAATAGTTGTTCGTTTTTTTCTACTATTTCCTTTAAATCTGCAAATACAGAACCCACTTCATCATCTGATTGAAATGCGCCGGTGGAATCTATTTCTTTCATTGTATTATAAATTCCTTTGAATATAGTTAAGTTGTTTTCAATCTCATCTTCCAATACTTCTAATTTGCGAAATAGATTATAATTCACATATAAAGAACCAATAAAGAGTGAGGATATTATAAATATTGTTACTATCATATTAAATTACTTCATATCCCATTTGTAGGTATTCCTGAACTTTCTTCTTTTTAATCATTTCAGTTTTACCTTGTGGAGATTTTAACATTAATTTTTCATTTCTACCTAAAGTTTCGTAAGAAGTTTTTTGAATGGTAGTGGTATATTGTCTATCACGAATAGTTAAACCATTTAAGTGGTCAATCTCATGTTGAACACAAACTGATTCTAACAAATCAACATCATCCATTAACTCATACCCATCTTTGTATTCTCTACGAGATGTACCAAAGTGTAACTCTTCTGAATAGTTATCAGCTTTGATTGTAACCTCATAGTTACGAATTGTTTTTAATGGTTTTTCTAATGTCTTTGGAATAGATAAACAACCTTCTAAATAAATTAAAGTATCCTCACTACTTTTAACGATAGTAGGATTTACTAAAATCATAGGTTCTTCTCTTACATTGATTACACAAATTCTTTTATTTAACCCAATTTGATTTGCACTCATACCCAAACACTTATGTTCTGCAATAGCAGTTAAAAGTGCAGCAGATGCTAACTCTTCTTCAATCTTACTAAATTTGGTATTAGGGATTGGTTGTTTTAACGCATGAATATCGGTTACTAATTTCATTTCTTTTATTTTTTATTTACTTTTACAAATATACAACTTTTAAATGATTTTACCAAATAATTAACTATATTTTATTAAAATACCCACCAATATCGAATTTTGAGTTCATATTTATAGAACCAGCTTCGTTTGGTACAAATTTTTGTGGGTCTACCAATCTAAAATCAACAGAAACTCTTGTTGAATCAGTATCATTGTTTTTATTACCATGCATTAGATTTGCACCATTGAATATCAATATTTCACCATATCTTACATAATATGGTTTATAATCACCTTTATCCTCTTTACTTTCCATCCAAATGGTGTTATTAGTCCAAGCATCTGTAAATGGTAGCCAAAAATTTACCTCACTTGCTCCATGATTGTATGTTTTATCTTTATGCCATTCACCCACACCCAAATTTCCATCTGCTAACTGAACTCTAAATGATGGAATTGATTGATAAATTACTTCTTCATATTCAAAACGTTCTTTTAGTTCTTTAACTAATTCTAAATAAGTTGGTAAAAACTCATTTTGAAACTTTTCATAATATCGCTTGTGCCAGATGGTAGATTGGTCTTTTTCTCTACTCAATAAATCGTAATGTTGTATTTTGTGTAAATTCTCCAAACTTTCACCATTTGTTTCTAGTATTTTGGATACGATGTTCCTAAATGGATATTTTTGTACATCATATGTAATCTTATAGGGTATAGGTAAATACATAACTAAAATAATTTATATTTTTCTTTTAATTTTAAATCGTTTTGTTTAATTTTGTTGATTTCATCATCATTTGCAAGTGCCTCATGTGTTAATGATACTGAACCATTTACTTTGAAATTTACTAATTTGTAGTTTTGCTTACCATAGTTTCTGTTTTTAACAAATAACCAATCATCTTGTCCCCAAATCATCATTTCTTCTGGTATTGGAATCCAACTATTTTTATGTACAAATAATACACAACCATATCCACCATTACGATGTTCTATTGGTTCTAATCCAATTTCATAGTTAGTTTCGGCCATATGATGGTTTTTTTCATCCATACCAATCAAACCTACCTCTTCTGTAATAAAATCACTTAAAGAATACAATATATTCCAATCCATCCAATTATCATCGTTTAGAACCAACAACTTATCATATTGTGCCATAGCTGCACCTTTATTCCAAGGAGCAGTTACATATGTATTTCTACCTTCCAAAATATGTTTTAATTTTGGTAAATCCGTAATCGGTGTTTTGTTTGTAGTATTATCAAACAAAAGAATCTCACCAATTAATGGGTGAGAATCTAATTCTTTAAGTGTTTCTTTTAATCTATCACACTTCCATAGAGTGGGTATAATAACTGAATACATTATAATATATTGTTATGTAAATCTAAATATTTATTTAATTGTTTATCACCTATTGTTTCTTTTGTTATATATTTTTTCCATATGGTTGGCATATATGAGTTCCAATTATAGCTTTCGCTACATAATGTAACGTGTGATTTTGATACATCTACCATTTTTCCAGGATAACCTTCTACTGAAAATCTTCCTTTTTCAAAACTATCCCACCCATCTATACTAAATAATTTTTCTGTATTAAACCAAAAAAATGTTCCACTATAATGCCAATTAGTTGTAACCCAAGGAGGACATGGTACAGTTATTTGCATTATACCACTAAATGTTTTATCATTTGTTAAATTGTATTCAATATTAGATAAATAATGTTCTTCTAAATTAAAAAAATACATTGATAATAACCAAATTTTTACTATATTATTTCCATTTCCACCACTTTTACTACCTTTATTATGTCCAAAAAATGTGATTGAATTTTTATTTTTAATTTCCTTTAAAGATTGAATAAAATACTCCGATTCTCTTGTTTCCGAATTGTTTTGTACAATTTCAATATCACAATTAGGAAATAATTCAATTAAATGTGAATTATTTTTAGACATATCATCTACTGCAATTTTTATAATCCTTTGTCCATTAAATGTTGATAAATAGCGATTTAATAAATTAATATTATAATTTGCAAATTCATTTATTTCGGAATTTTCAAAATAACAATAATACACTAGATTTTTAATCATTTGCTATATTTTTTTAATTATTATCAATACATCATCATACCTATCTTTATTTTTTCTCAAATCAATATATTCATATGATATTCCCAATAAATTACATTCATTATCAAAAAATTTCTTTTCATTATCCCAATCTTGTATATCTTCGATTATAAGAGTTCCACCTGATTTAATTTTTTTAAACCACTCTTTTATAGATATTAATTGGGTATTTAAAGTATGCGGACCATCATCTATTAAATAATCTAAAGAATTATCAGCAAATTTATTAATAGTATTAATATCATATGCATCTTCGTATAACATGGTTACATTTGGAATGGTATTGACAAAATCTTTATCATTTTCATTCATTTCATGTCCATTATCAATTCCAAAAATTGATGAATTTATAAACCAATTACTTAATAATTGTAAAGAATCTCCCCTTCTTACACCAATTTCTACAATAGTTAATTTTTCTGTTTTTTTATCAGTAAATTCATTTGAATAATAACCATCAATATAATCGTGTAAAGTACCTTTATCACTTTTTGGTTCTAGTTTGTTGTAATAATCTGCAAATGTCATAATTTTTTTTTTTAGTTTTTCCAAAATGAGTAAATACCATTATCTATCTCATACGAATCCCAAACGAATTGTTCTCTTTTAGGTTGTTTTTGAGCCCACTCCCACATATCCTTCAATCCATCTTCTAATTCGGTTTTGTGTTCAAATCCCAATATATCAATCGATTTCTTCCAAGTTGGAATGGCATGTTTAACTTCATGTCTACCTTCTTTATATTCGATTGTACCACCACCAATTACTTTTTGTAATACTTTACACGCATCGTTGATTGTCCATTCCTCTACACCACCTAAATTGATAATTTGATTTGATGCTTCTGGTAAAATAGCAGATTTCCATAGTGGTTCAACAATATCATCAATACAACTAAATGCTCTCGTTTGTTCTCCATCACCAAATATAGTCATTGGTTTACCATTTAAGTGCTGATACATCCAAATACCTAAAACATTTCTGTACTTATCCCAAATGTTTTGATTTCTACCATACACATTATGTGGTCGGATAATACACCAATCTAAACCATGCTGTTCTCCTGCAATTTGTATATCCATTTCACAACCATATTTTGCCACACCATATGGGTCAATTGGTGCTTGTTGTTGGTTCTCATCAAAGATACCACCTTCGCCATGTCCATATACTGCAAGAGTAGAAGTGAATACCAATCTTTTAACATTATATTTAATACAATTATTTACTATTTTAGCAGTTGCAACTAAATTGTTTTCATAGTTGTACTTTCTGATAAACGGTGATAATCCTTCGGCCGCATAAGCTGCTAAATGAAATACATAATCAAACTTATATACCTCAAAACAATTTTCAATTGGGTGATTGACAATATCTTGATTCCAAAATGTTACCTTTGGATTAATATTTTCTTTATATCCACCACTTAAATCATCAATACCTACTACTTCTGCTTCTGGTACATTTTCTATGATGTAATCTGCTAATCTACTGCCTAATAATCCAGCTACACCTGTAATTAATACTTTCATTATTTCCTCTTTAATATAGTTAAACCATTGTTATTTGTATATCTTTCGTGCAATTCCCAGTGTGGATTTGCTTCTAAAAACTCTTCAATTGCTTTCCACAATCCCATACCTTCTTCAAACCAATCATCTCCCGTTGTATATCTTTCTCCAATAAATTCATAAGTTGTTGTATCGTGAAATGCAATATACTTTCGTGCTTTATTACCATGTAATTCCAATTCAATTTTTAATTGGTCATAGTGATGTAATGTATCTATGAATAAAAAATCAGTTTCTTCGATTATTAAATCACGAGTATCGGCTCTCTCAAACTTAAAATCAATCCCATGCATTTCTGCTAATTCGTATGCAACATTGATACCGGGTGCATCATTATAATCATATGAAATTAAAGTTTTGGGATTACCCATCATAAACGCAAATGTGGATACTACCCAACGGACTCCCATTTCGGTAATATGCTCACATTCTTCTGCATATTTTTTTAATGTAGGTAAATGTTCGTTAATATCAGATGGAGTATGACACTTTTGTTCGTAAATCCTTTCTAGTGGAGACATGTTTAATTGTTAATTCATTAATAAAAGGTAGGATAGCTAATTCTTTAGCTTTTGCTTCTACCATAACATCTACATCAATATTATAAGTATCTGGTAGGTTTGTAATATAATCTGAATGTGCTTGTGGTTTTATTTTTGCATCACTTTCATGTAAAGCTTTTGATTCTGAATAGTGAACTTCTGGCTTTACACCTGATTTGTTCCAAGTAGATACTGCAAGGATAAGAGCTTGTTGTTCGGTTAAATCACCGGTACAAAATTGGTGGTGGTGGTAATCGAATACAATTGGAATACCAATCTTATGATGAATGTACATTAAATCTGCAACAGAGTACATAGATGCCTTATCATCATTCTCTATTGTCAATCGTTTCTTTACACTGTCAGAGAGTTTCTCAAAGTTCTCACAGAATCTATCCATCGCAGAGATTTTATCTCCGTAGACACCATTACAATGAATATTAATATTGTTGTATGGAGTTTTAGATAATCCCATCAAATCAAATACTTTACCATGTAGTTCTAAATCTGTGAAAGTGTTTTGGACTACTTTTGGATTGGGAGAAACCAATACGTTGAAAGGACCTGGATGTGAATTAATACGCAAACCATTTTCTGTTGCATAAGTACCGCACCCTTTGAGTATATTTGCTATTTTATTGTAATCAGGTAAATCTTCTAAATTGTACTCACTACCCCACGGAAATACATCGGATGAAATGCGGAATAGTTTAATACCATTCTTAACATTCCATTTTAGAATTTCAAATAAATCACGTGAATTTTGCAATCCTAATTCGGAAGCATATTCAATACCACGTTCGTTAAATGTTTTTTTGACCATACTACGATTGGTAGTAATGCGTGGAGTTTGTGCTCCCAATGTCATATTGATACAAGCATAACCTAAATTCATATTTTTATAGTTTATAGTTTAACTTAAAATCAAATATACAAATAATTTTTGATAAATCCTAATTAAATTTCCCATTTATTTTCAGGACAACCAGTTTTTTCTGGTACAAACACTTTTGCTCTTAATACACATCCACATTGTCCGCAAATCTTAACCATACCAACTCCCAAATCTACCTCTTTCATAAAAGGACAAGAATTACAGGTTTCTAATCGTTGTGCAGCAATAGCAGATTGTTCTAATGTTGGGTCTACCATAACCGCATATGCATTGAATATTTCTTTTACTTTTGACAATTTCATATTAATAACTTTTTTGTGTAAAATCTTCTCCGTCTTTTAATTTATCCAAATCCCTTTGATTTCCTTTTTGAGTACGCATCCAATACTTTATAGCATGTCTATCGTTAATCCATAACGATTTATTATTCCAATCAAAATCAGATAAGGTATAATATGGTGCTTTTGATGTTATTGAAACAGTTTCTTCTGTATCTTCGAATTTGTTTATATTTTCATCTACAATTTTCCCATCGTATTCCAAATCTCCATAAATTTCGTAGTTTTTATCAACATCTTCAGTAATCTGTTCGTTATTTGTATATTCTACCACTTTTTTTGGTTTTTTCTTTCTATCTTGCTCCAAAGCAGTGTTAAATGCAATCAAAAGTGTTACCGCCATCGGGTCAAACACAAAAATTAGTAAAAATATGAAGAATTTTACAACTGAATTGATTGGTAAGTCGAATGATTCGGCAATAAACTTAAATCCACCGATTTCTCGCTCTAAATCTAGGTTGTTATTCTTAATTTCGTTGATTTTTATGTTCCAAACTGCCATTGAGTCATTCAAAACACCAATTTTAGTGGATAATTTAGTAATTTGCCTATCTCTGTTGTCAATTGAACGGATTAATCGGTTGTTTACCTTACCACTACCTAACAAAGTACCTGAATTTTGTTGTAGATTACCCATTTGTGAGTTAAGTTGAGCAATTTGTTGCTCATTTTGGGTAATTTTACTCTGAAACACACCTATCTCTCTACTAACCACATCACTTTTTAACGATGTTGATTGATATGCGTTGGATAAGAACCCAAAAATACCAGCTGATGTGATTACAACCAGTATAAGAACACCTAAAAGTAGATATGTTCTTAATAATTTGTTAGTAGTATCCCAATATTGGTGTAGGTAGGACGCGGAAACGAGTTTAGCAATCTCCAAAGATGTTCCCATCACTGCAACTGCTAAACTTGCTCCACTAAATAATAATGCTAAACCCGTTACTGAAAAGAATGCTGCACATCCGGCAACTGTTAGTGCCGCCAATCCAACTAATATAGTAAATGGTTTCATTTGTTTTTAGTATGGTCCTTCGTTGTTCTCCAAATCAACTAGCTCTCTAATCTTTTGAGAGGTATAGCCAATTTCTTCGATTAACTTAATTGCATCGGATTGTGTAGCTTGTGTTTCACTTTTTGCAATTTTCATTAAGTAGTCTGTACGAACATCCACTCTTGATAATAGTTCTCTAACTTGGTCTCTGTATTTCATAAAACATTTATTTATTATAAATATGGTAAAAAATAAAAGGGTAGAAAATCTACCCTCTTATTACAAATATACGAAACAAATTTTACTTTAACAACTTTATTTGTAGTTTTTTTGCTAATGTATCCTCTTTCTTTGGAATAACGATTAAAAGGACACCATTTTTGATTGAGCACTCTGCTTTTTCTAAATCGTAATCTTTGTTGATTGTAATTGCATCATCAATCTCTTTAATTAAATTGGATTGGATACTTTCAACATCTTCTTTTTTAGCCTTTACTTTTAAAATGTTGTTGTTGGCTTCTACTGTAACATCTTCTTGTCCATATCCCAATACGGAATAGGCAATTTCTAACTGCACATCATCTTTTGATTGATATACCGCATTTTGTGATAAACGAACTACCGAAGATTTTTCGGTTGTTGGTGCGTTTTGTAATCTACTCATTTCTTGTAATAATTCAAACATACTATTTTTATTTTAGGTTAAACAATTAAATTATACCATAGTATTATCAATTGCCATACCACATATAATACCCTGACAAATTGTCATAATTATTCATTATTTTGTGACTCAATTACTGTACTCATATGGTCAGCCCAATGCATAATGTAAGGAATTTTATATTTCATTCGTTTAGTAGTATCAAATACTTTTAAATATTTAACATTATCCTCATCATACATACCATCTGTAAGTTTCATACCAAAGTATTCGGCTTCCGAAACCTCAATACCATATTGCTGTAATAAAAACATAGTTCTATCGGTATGAGTCATATGAGATATATCTGGGTTAGCTATGTAAACTTTACCTTGATTTTTAACATGCCAATCAGATTGGTTTACAATGTAGTATGGTTTACCTTTAGTTCCCAATTTACCTAAATCGTGATGTAATGCACAAAAGATTAATTCTTCATCTGTAAAATCGGTGATACCACCCATAGAAACAAATAGTTCTTTTACTTTCAATGCATTCTTACATACATTAAATATGTGGTCAATATACCCACCTTCATAGCAATTGTGGTATCCTTTGTTTCCGCTAGCAGGTGATAGTGCTAAACTGATACCCAACTCTTCTTCAGAATACATAAGTAGTAATCTTTCTAATCTATCTCCGCTAAAATATTTTCTGATGATACCAATGAATCTTTCGTAATTTTTTTGTAACTCTTCGTTTGTATATTTTTTCATAACTATTTTTTCTTTTGTACTAAATTTTCTTGTGTAATTATTTTATATAATAACTCTACATCTTCTTCTGTTTCTAAAAGAGGGAGTTCCCCGTAATCAAATACTGAAATTTTGTATTCACCCTTCTTTACACCAATCATGTTACATTCATCTGAAGCAGTACTTAATAAAGCAGGACGAGCTGACATATCACCATCCCAGTTATTAGGTAAAGGTAAAATGTAGTAGTGATAAACTTCACCAGTATCATCATTTTCTTCTTCGTGTTTTATAGCGTTCCATTTTTTAAAGGAAGCATCTGTAATAGGTGTTTTCGGAAATGTTAGCATGAAATAATATATTTTTTAATTTGAACTCAAAGTTACGAAATTTCGAGCACATAATCAAATAATTTCAGACTTTTATTTTGAAGCAGTAACTAATGTAGGTTCAGTTTGTTTTTTAGCTCTTTTTCTCTTTGGTTTTACAGCTATTAACTCTTTAACTTTTATGTCAACAATAAGGTCTCTGATTTCAGCGCAGATTTCATACTCTTCCGTTTTTTCGTAGTATTTAATTAGTTCAGCTAAAAACAAAGTGTAGTCCTTTGATTTGATTGTTGCGTAGATTTTTGTTTCTTGGAAACGTAGGATGGCAACCTCATCCAGCTTATGTTCAAGTGAATACTTTATAGTATCATACAGATGTGGGAATATAGTATCTTTATTATCGGAAATATATTGTTTGATGGATTCCGAAGCATCCTCTCCAAAATAATCTTTCCAATCAACTTTAGCGTACATATCCGTAATTTTTAATAACTTGCGTACATCCATATTCCTATATAAATATAAGTTAATTACCTTTAAGGAAATCTTTATTAGCAGCTTTTAACGTTTCCGTAGTTTGACCTGCTGCATTTTTAATCATACTCACACCTTCACTTATACTAACATTACCAATTGTAGATATTGTTTTAATTGATTTTGCGTTACTAACCGCAGATTTACTCAAAGATACTACATTACTAACACCTGATTTTGCAGATTTTCCTAACGATATTACATTAGAAACTCCTGATTGTACAGAGTTTGCTGCTGATTGTGCTTTATTTGCGGCAGATTGAGCAGATTCTGCCAATGCTTTTATTTTAAATTTATTAGACTTTGGTTTAACCATTGTCGTTTTTGGTACTTTTATAGACATTTGAGGTATAACCGGCTTTTTGAATATACTAACTACATTACTGATTCCACCTTCTACCATACCAACTGCATTATCACCAGCGTTCTCTAAATTTGCTAAACTCTTTTTTGCCAGGCTTTTTGCTTCTTCGGCTTGTTTTAATACCTTTTGTTTTTTTAATTGTGAAAGTTTATCTAATCCCATTTTAATCAAAGGTGTGGCAATTGCCAATCCTCCTATTATTTGGCCAACAATTTTTGGTGCTTTGTTTATGGCTGTTTCTATTGTTATATTGTTCTTATATATTGAATTTACATCTGTTAAAGTTTTATCTGTGGTATCTTTTAAAAAATCAGGTAATTGTAAAATAGATTTAATTGTAGTATCTTCAATTTTTATATTTTCTTTACTATTTAACAAACTTTCTTTAAATTTACCACTACCATCGAAATAATTTGATATAAATGTAAAATCTCCTAAAATTCTATTTGATTTACCCCCACGTGCTTTTACAATATCTTCCGTAACCATTTGAACGTTTTTATCAACAAAAATTATATCATTTTGTTCTTCAAATAAATACAATATTTGTTTTAATATATCCTCATCAATTGGATTACCACTCCCATCAAACCCAGCATAACTTTTAATACCAGTTGAACCCGCATTTCCTATTTTAGATAATTCACTACCTTTTTCGGTTTCAAATTTTGTTTTTAAGTATTTTATTAAACCATTACCACTATTTGTAAAATCAAGTTTAATAATAGTTATATCTTTTATTGTATAATATGGATTATTTTCGTTGTATGCGATTTGTAAATCTTTATATATATGTTGAGGAATATATACTACCTGTGGGTTTGTACCACCTACTATTTGAATAGCAAAGTTAATTGCCTTTTTTGGAGACACAAACACTTTGTAATTGAGTTGTTCATCTGGATTCTTTGTTGGTAAAAAAAGTACATTCTTTTCAAAGTTTCCCCTAAACTCAATAGTTTCACTATCTTCGGTTAGATAGTACCCATAAGTATTTGTTGCATTTTTCACTATTATCTACCTTGACCTCTATACTTTTTAGGCTTTTCTTCGTATTTACTATACGATTTCTTTGCCTTTCCTTTTGTTCTTTTGCCGAAAGTTACCTTTTTATTACCAGTTCCAGCACTCACTTTAGCTTTTGCCATAGTCTTAATTGTTATAGGTTTATTTCCTATAAATATCGTAGACACAAAAAAAGTAGTAGATAAAATCTACTACTTTTTGATAATCGAGTTAAACATAAAATCTTTGTACGGGAGGTTGGTGGGGTTTGGGTTTCGTTTCTTTGGGAGTAACTATGGACCAAATATATAATCCCCACCAACATCGTACTTTATCGTAACCTTAATTTGTATAAGTCAAAGATACGAAAATTTATTCACTAAACAAAATCTTTTAAGGTTTTTTTATAAAATTGTATTATATAAAGAACTATCGGTAAATATTGTAGAAATCGTTGTATTATTCTTCTTTTGGTACGGAAATGTTATATTTATATACAAATAATACAAAATATAAATTTATAAAAACAATGCAATTACTTTTAATTCTTACCTTATGTGCCAGTTTAGTTAGTGGTATAGTAGTTAAATTCAATAACGATAGACCTACAAAATACCGCTCTCACCAAAAAAATTTAGATAATAATAAATTGTGGCCTAACTAAAAAAGAAAGCCATAACCAATACTATCACAAAAAATGAACCTGTTTCTTTACGAAATTTAGAAGTTCTCAAAAAATACAATCCATTTTCTTTTAAACTATAAATTAAATTTATAGAATAATAACCAAAAAGAAATGCAATAGCATCACCAGTATGTATCATTGTATGTATTGTGATAGTAGACGATATGAGTATTGTAACATATACTCTTCAAAATCTTTTTTGTTTGCAAAATCAACCGATTCTGTTTTAATATAATCAGTACAAAAAGAAGCCAATTGTTCTGGCTCCTCTTCTATATCTGTTTGTAAATCTTTTATTGCTTCTTTATATCCAATTTGATAACCAGAATCATACAATTCCAATAAATCTACTGCGGTATTAGATACCATGTGAGAGTTTTGTATATTCATAAAGGTTATAAAAAAGATTTCTAAATGCAGTACCCTTTGAATCGGCTGCTTCAAACTCTTCATACTTTTCTAGTGGAACTTGCTTATAAATATAAGATACCCCATGCTTAAAATGTACTGTCAATAATCGTGTCTCCGTATCGTAAGATGATGAATGGATTGTACTACTTTGTTCTGCTGAATTAAATTCTCTAATCATTTTCTTTTTTGTTTTTAGGTTTGTTAAATGTATCTATAAATATTATTATTAGTATGGTTAGGATAATAGGCAACCAAATAGGAGCAAATACTACTATCCAAGGTATATCTATGTACCACTCAATTTTTACTATAAGTAGGACCATAAACAAACCAATTAGTAATGTAACTAATACATCACTACCATCATTTTGTCTATTATTCATTAAATTAAAT